ACATCCGCAATGAGTCCACATCGGAGAGCGATGTCGATTCCACAAAGCCGTCTTTTGGTTCGCCAATGTTGTCTACGCGGATTGCCTGTAGTTTTTCGTCGATCATTTAGCCCTGCTTTTGGCCCAGCGGACACGTTGCGCTCGGCAGATAATCATTTTATTACCGCGCTTTTGCGTTGGAGACATGTTGCAACCATCGTTTACGGACATTGCCACTCTCCACCTTGCCGACATATAGTCGCCCGTTGCGAAGGTTGGTTATCAGATATATTGCGCCCATGTAGACATTCTACAGGCGATCCGATTCAAAACGCACAGATGAGCAGCTATATAGGAGAGCCGAGAAATTCTCATACTCTTGTGTGTCTTCCGAGAACCGCGCCGGATAGTAATAACTGAAGGCAGCAACAATTGGTGCAGTTGGCGCGGACGCAAAATTCAGCACGAGACCTTGATAGTTCGGCACCGTATCTGCTGGGAGCGTTATCGTGCTCACTGTTGTGCCATTGGCTTGCACCTGCAATGTCGCAGCGTCAATCAACTGGACCGACTCGGTTGCTAGGGTTGCGGTTGGCGGAGTTCCGGTCAAGGGAATCGTAGGGTAGGCGCCAATCGTGTGCACAAGCTCCGAATTATTGTTTGCATCTGCCGGCGAAAGTAACTGTCCGATGAATGCCGTTCCTGAGTCCGCAGCGAGTGGGTAGTCGGCGTGCGCGAAATACACGGTGATATAGAGCGGTGAGCAGGCAAGCACTTGACGGTTGCCATTCAGAAAACTCGCCGAGCCCAGGCCTCCAATGTTCGCATAGTTCCCGAGTTGCGCGTTGTTCGCGCCGTACAGCGTAAACAAATTCCCTGAGCCTGAGACCGCAGTGATACTCATGTTCCCGCCAATCACGCAGTCTGGCGGTTGATATGCGAACATGTTCGCACCTTGCATCGCATTGTAGAAGCCCTTAAGGACACCGTAGTCGGTCGCTGGGATCGGTTGCGGATAGAACTGGTTCAAGCCAATCCCGTACGCTTGGCCGGAAGGATCGTCCGACATGAAACTGTAGATCCATTCCCAGTCCCACTTTGGATTGTTCCAATACTTAACAACAGAGACCCGCCCGTTAATCGCCTCTTGCCTTGAGTTGTTCCACTTCGCAGTTTCCTTGAAGTTCCACGAAGGCTGTGCGCGAATCGGCGTAGGCGGAGGCGTGAACGACTGGCCGGGCTTGAATCCTGGAAAGATGGCAAGCGAAGTAGTCAGACTCATCGCACGAACCCTCGCGGGTCAAGATGCCCTCTGCTCACGAGCCCAGAGACCATCTTCGCTAGCTGTGCCGGATGTTTTGAGAGCACATCGGATACTCCTGTTCCATCCATCGCATGGACATCTCCGGCATGATAGTGCAGGTTGCCAATCGCAGGTGCGGCATTCGTTGTCGAACTGTTGTTCTCCTGCAAGCTCTGCATGGTGATTATTCTCTTTAGGCCCGTCGAGATTGGCGCTGGTAGCATCATTTCATCGGGATGGCCCAGCATCGGAAACGGTCCACCGCTACTCGGAAGTTCCCAGCCATCTGCGGCACTGGCTTGAGCAACGAAAGGCTGGCCGGCAGAGTCAACCGCAGCAGCGGCAGCGATAGCCCCTGGAACATCAAGCCCATCGCTAATTTCGAGTTGTCCAGCAAATGCCGCCGCAGCTGCCACTCCGATATAACTCTCGGCCGCTGCCGCGTTCGCTGCATTGTTGACAACGGTTTTACCAACATCCGCCGTCCCTTGTGCCGCATCCAATGCTGCATCAGCAGAACGCTTCGCAGCAACCATAATCAGTTGCCGCGTAATGAACTCCGTCGCCATCTTGTCAATCTGCTTGATGATGCCTTGCACAATATCGACCCAGAGCTTTGTAATCGCCTCGTGGAAGTTCCTAGACTGCAAAATCATCTTGTCGAGTTCCGAAGCCATGCGATTCGCAATCTCCTGCTGAACCGCTTCTACTTGCTTCGCATACTGCTGCTCGATTTGAAACCTTTGGTCTGCCGTCTTTCGGGTAATGTCGAGTTCTTTAGTCTGTTCCGCCTCGACTGCCGCCTCTTGCTCGGTATCAAGTTGCTTGATTTTTTCGTTATACGCCTGCTCTCCGAGCGCCCCGGCGTCATATTGCGCTTGGGTTTCTGAGCGAATCTTGTTTAACTCTTCGACCTTAGCCGCTTCGATTGATCGGGCGTTCGCAATGCTAGCCGCAGCAAAGGATTCGTCCAATGCCAAAAGTTGCTGCGTGTCTTGCTGTGCGACTTCGAGTTGGATACCGCCGCCAATGATCCCCTTTCCTCCCCCTAGCGCGCCAACAGCTTGCTTGCCCGAGGATTCAATCTGGGTCGTGTCTTCCTTGTGCTGGGTCTCTAATTGCTTCTGTGCTTCCTCAATACGTTGCTGTGCGGCCTTTTCTGCGGCCTTCGCCACTTCCGTAACGTCTTTGATTTGCCGTTCTGCTGCCTTGTGGCTGGCTGCAATGATCTCATCGTAGGCGTGCATCGCCTGTGGAGATAATTGGCCGTACACTTGGACTGTGTACTCGTAAAGGGTGCGCAGAATTTCAAGTTGTTTTTCCGAACCCTCGCCCGCCGCGCGCGCTCCCTCTTCGTAACTGCGGACTACATCGGCCTCAAGTTCTTTAGTAATGTCTTTGTTCAGAGTCGCGATGTTGTGACGAATCTCTACCTCTTCGGAGGTCTTGAGTTTTACGGTAGAGAGGATATTGTCCCAAAAGGCCAACTCCTCAGACTCCATGATGATGTGCGAGGCGTTACTCGCATCCTCCATCTGCTGGAGTTGGAGTTTCCACTCCTCCATGCGATTCGGAGGCGGGGCTCCTGCGCCGGATGGCGGCTCTTGACCTCGTCTATTCCAAGGTGCGTTTTGCTCGAATGTCTCGGAACCGCCACCGGCTTTCTCACCAAGCGCTTCTGACTTCTGATCCTTTAGATATGCAATGGCGCTAGCGGCCTCTCGTGCGTTGTCTCGAAGCTCTTCCGCGAATTTGCTTGCCTCGGTTACTATCGCTGCCGGACCCTGAGTCGCAGCCGCAAGTACGCTGGCAGCCGATGCCGCGTCCAGTGCCCACTCTTTGATTGTTACACCCGATTCTTTGACGAAGTATTCAAAGTCAATCCACAGGTCTTTCAGGCCTTTGAAGGCATCCAGCGTTGGCGGAATTGCGGAAATTGCCAGTGCGCGCAACGCATCGCCCAAGTCGGCCATTGCCTTCTGATAGCGCAGCGCCTGCTGGTAGGCTTCCTCTGTGACCTTGCTTTCTTCGCCTAGTCGCTTTGAGGTCTCTTCTAGAGTGCCCCCGTATTCGCGGAAGATGGGGAGGAGCGCACCACCACCGCGTCCTAACAGAGTGAAGGAGGATGCCGCAGCATCGGCAGTGCTTTTCGTGTTCTGGATGGCTCCAGATACCGTGTTAAACAACTCTTCCGGCGCAAGATTCTTGATGTCTTTCACGGTAAGGCCGATGCGCTGGAAAGCTTCGGCTTGCGACTTGCTACCCTCTACGGCTAACGATTGGGAGCGCTCCAGTCGCGCCATGCCTTGCTCAACCGCGCTAAAGTCAATGCCGAGTTCGCGCGCAACTAACTGAAGGCCTGCCAGTGAACTTATCGCCACTCCTGTGCGGCTTGATAGATTACCCAGCGCGATCACTTCTTTGTTTGTCTCGTCGAGGAAATGCGTTAGGAATCCTACTGCGAGTCCGCCGCCGATCAGAGCGCCAAGACCGGAAAATGCGCCGCCAATTCCCGCTGCTTCTAGTTTTGAGACTTCGGCAGCATGGACGATGCGTTCCGTCATTAGATCGAACGCTCCGCCCGTTTCAACCGCTGCTCGTCCTGCAACGACCGGAATGGTGTCGAGTGCAGCCGTTAGAGACTGGATGGACGCTATTAACTCTGCATTACTGCTCTCCATTTGCACGAATGTGGAATTAAACGCCTCTTTCCACGCTGCGGTGTCACCCTCAATTACAGACGTAGTTCCACTCATACCCTCGGCAACACTGGTGCCGTCGTACACGGTTGTGAGTTTGAAGACTACATCGTCAGGCATCGAATGATTCCACCGGGTGGAGAGATTGGAGTTACTGGAGAGAAGGCGTTATTCCCATTTTCTTTTTCATCTCTTCTGCGTAGCGGATTGATTCCTTAAAACGTTGTGGCATCTTTGCCGTTGGCATATAGTTTCGTCCCGCATCGTTTGCTAGTTCAGATTGGAGCGCGAGAATCTGGCTTATGTCGGATGGCTCGAATTCCCTTTTACCCTTGTACCCGACAAACCTAGCGAACAAGATACGCAGCGGTGGCCCATCTTCTTCCCATGACCGATGAAACAGCATGGCATCTGCGTAAGGCATACACCATACCTCTTCGGGGAATTTGCCAAGTTCGAGAGCTATGCAGGCGATAAGACGTTCGAGTTGTTTGCGGTAGTATCGACTGCTTTTCCTTCCCCCGACGGGGACGCTTTCTTGACTTGACTGCGAAGTCCGCTTAGTTCCGAGATTTCATTGTAGGCGCGAACCGTGTCATCGTAGCCGAGCGTTCCGAACACGTCGCGCGCGGTATACCATGCTTCGCCTTCAACGCTGGCAGGTTTTTCCCATCCGTCAAAAAACCACTTGCCGTCGCCCGCGATTGCATTGTTGAACGCGGCCGCAATCACAGGGCACATCTGGTTTCGCAGAGCCCGCTTGCCTCCGACAGCAGTCGCCACGATCTTGCCGTCCTCTTGCTTGATGTCGAAGTTGGCGAATACCAACTCGTCCACCTGGCCGCTGGTTAACTTGCCGAACTTATACTTCTGCCCTTCACATTCCAACTCGCTCGTACGCATCGTATAGGTTCCTTTCATCGCAAAGTTGCGCGGGCGAGTCTTTGGCCTCGCCCGTTGTGACAAATCGTTAAGCGTTGTCGAGATACATGTAGCCGAGGATTTGTGACGGATCGAGGTTTGCGCTTCCGCTAAGATCAGAGACCCAAAAGTCCTCGATTTTGGAAGGGAAGGACATCTCGCCGAGTGTTACAGCGTTCAGTGTCAAGCCAATGTACTCGCCGCGAAAGTTATTGTATAGGTCCATTGTGCAGACGGGCGCATACCCCATCAACTGCGAAGCAAGGGAGATCGTGGTGCCCCGCGTGGTGTTGTTCCACTTATAACTGATGAGCACAGGGAATCCGCTCGTAACGTCCGTAGAATTGAAGCTATAGACGCCAGTTGCGAGTACGTAGCTATACTGTCCGACAGCGGGAGACGATGGAACGTTAATCATCGTCTGCCCCGTCGTGCCATTTGTCACTCCGCGGTCTGCGGCGAAGTGTGCCGAGTTCGTTACCGTTACTGTCGCAGCAATCGCGTGATTTTCTTGATCAGCAATCTGGACAATGCCGGCTGAACTCGTCTGCGCCCAGAAAAGTTGATTTAGGGCTACAGGATCAAAAGCTGCGAATTTCGCCTTTAGATCAACCTCGATCTTGCCGCGCGCAGTAGCGACTGCAAACTGCGCTTGTCCATAAAGCTTTTTCAGGTCGCCTTTGTACGTGATCGTTACTTCCTGTAATACGCCGAGACGTATAGGCGTCGGATCAACAGGAAGATTTCCTGATGTTGGCGTGCCAAATAATACGCCAGTGCCGAACTGAATATCCATTGGGTGACACTCCTTTTTCTACGCCGTGGCGTTAGAAGATAGCGTGCCTTGCCGTGCCGTTCAGATGTCTTATGGGTCTTGCAGCATGTCGTTCAACACCGCTGTGGCTCCATTGATTCCCGCTGGAGTCGTGCCATCTGCGATGTCCTCTGGCCCCGTGCAACCACTCACTGCCGTGAGTCGGTAGGGAGATGTCATCGCGCGAAAGAATATCCAAGCCTGCCCTTCAGAGTTATTGAGATTGCTGTTGCATACCCAAGAGGCAATCGTTACGTTTGGGTAAGACGAGATCCATCCCGAGGCAGTGATGCTCTGTGCCAGCCATGCCGCGTTCTGTGTTCCAGTTGTGCCAGATGCGTTTAGGCAAGTAATCCCGGTCGCTGTGCTCAGGCTTGAGGGATCGCCTCCTTGGTAGTACACCGTTGCCGACCAAGGCGAGCCATAAGTCGGTATAACAGTAACGTTCGGCGCTTTCGGGAACTGGCAACCTTGCGAAATGTCGGAGAATACGGGGCCGTTCATTAGCTCGACAAAATGCAGCAGAGATGCGCCTCCGTACCAAGCCAGCCAGTAGCCAATCGCTGAAGAACCGGCGCTGTTGCCCAGTGCGTTAAACAATCCTGAAGTGTAAACCGAGGTATGAAAGTAGTTTCCCAGCGTGGCAGGTAGGCACGCAGACATGAGTAAGTTTGGCGTCGTTGCCGCATTCCACCAAGAAGATGCCCATATAAATTTCACTACCTGCCATCCAGCGGCTACGAGTGTCGGCTGAAAGGTATCAATCACCTCTCCCGACATCGTAGTCCCTTGCCCAGCCGCGAAATAGACGACCGTACCCTTAACTTTGCCGGACGGATTCTGGTAGCTGTAGGTGACTCCAAGGTTCGGGACGCCCGTGCAACTTACGTTCGCAGTGAGGCACGTATCCCCACCTAGGAATCCGACGCTTCCAGGACAAGACGCGGATGCAACACTCGATACGCTGCCAAGCGCAAGCGGCGGAGTCTGTGCCTTCGCTAACGGCACGAGAAACAGCACCAAAAAACAGGCTAAAAGTCGTCCCATGCGTAGGCTAGAGTAATCGTGTAATGTTGCAGGAAGAGTTATAGGCGTTGATGGTTACCGTTCCAAGCGCATTGCTGCTTTCGGCCTGTAAGGAAATAGTTCCCGCATTTGTTGCATTCCATAGCGCGCGCCCGAATATACGAAACGGATATACCGAAGTGGTGGAAGTCACTACGCCACCTGCAGGTAACGCCGTGCCACCGGTCGTAGCCGTTCCTGAAAAACCTATTTCGCCGGTATTTGCGGCGGCGCTGTAAGTAATCATCGCTCCATAGTCGAGGTTTTGAGCAGCCTGCGATAGGGTAATCGCGAGGGCTATTTTCTCAGCCGTCCCCGTTACCGAATATTCTCCCGTACACTCGAAGGATACTAACCAGCTTGCGGAAATCGACGGCGATGTGCTGATTGTTGTTAGGCCAGTCGTCGCATTCGTATATTGCGATGTGTTGTAGGATGTGCCGATGAGCGCGGGAAGCGGAAGATCCCCGAGCGGAATGGCGCTGTCTATATAAAGTGCTGGACTCCCGCCGTTCCCGCGCGGGTAATGGCCAGCCGGGGCGCCCCCTGCAATCTGCAAACCAGTTTGAGGGTTGTCAATATTCGGCTGAAAGGTGCAGGATTTGTTGCCCGCAGTACCGTTGCCGCAGTCCACCACCCCTGCTGAGTCGCGCGAAAGTCCAGTGTCGGTCCCGATCTGGTATACGTTCCCGCTTGGAACTTGGAAGTTGCCGTTTACGCAAAAGGATGATCCGTTGGCGCACGAATATACAGGACCGCCAGAAACGCTTACCGGGTTATCCGGTGCGGCTCCAGCCAAAAACAACACGGCACCTAATAAAAGTAGAATCAGCAGAGCAGTAAGTATGCGACGAAGAATCATGTCTTAGACTCCAGTGACAGCCACGGACGAACCAGTGCCCGATGCAATCACAAAAAGCAGATTCGTATTGGAAAGCTGGTAACACACGTTAAGGCCAGGAGTAAGAGGATAGCCAGTTGAGGTAGTAACTCCCGTTGGTCCCACATAGATAGTAAGAGCATTAGTTGATAGAGCTTGCACACAAAACCCATGTGTCGAGTTAGCTGCCAGTGCAACCGCTGACGCTGTGACCGCTTGCTGGAAACCGACCGCCGATCCGAATCCTGATGGCTGTGTAGGCGTAGTAGGAGCGGTTGCGAGACTAACCGGCAGAACGGTGCCTGATCCAACACCTTGAACGCTAATAACTTGGGTGGACGGTGACCCAGCCGTACCGGGTGCTGCTTGGTTCGCCGCTGTTGCGGCTCCCGTAGGTAATGGGAGACTCGCGGCCGAGATTGGAACCACAGTGCCGCCCGATACGCCTTGAACGCTCACGACTTGCGTTGCTGGCGATCCTGCTGTCCCTGTTGGAACCGAGGCTGATGGAGAGTTCGGCGAAATCGTAACAACGAGCGAGGGATCGGTTGCGAGAGGCGCAGTCGATGCTGGCTTGACTGCGACTGGGCCGTTTGTACCATCGGTGATTTTGTTCCACCATCCTGCTGACGCACTCGCACCCGGCGTGCCCTGATTTACGGTACCGCCGCCCCCGCCTCCACCTGACCCTGAAGGACTTCCCGAAGTTCCTGTGCGTATGATTGTGACAGACGCGCCACTGAATGTAGGAACAACTTCATATCGAGGATAGCCGCCGCCCACAAGGACTACTTGGTTCCCCGTCCCGGACACCGTTCCGATTGCTGCCGTGCAATTCGTCCCCGTTCCGCATCCATAAATCGAAGCGCTGAGGGTCCCAGAGGGCACATCGAGTTCAAAGAAGTTCGAGACAGATCCATTCTTGTCTGCAAAAAACACTGGCGTGCCAGAAATCGTAATCGCTGGAGAGGTCGCGGTCTCTTTGAACGGCGTCAGCTGGATTGGCTGGACATCTTGAGCCAACGCAGCACCGCCAATCACGAGTAGAGCAAGCAATAATTTGATAGCGCCCTTCATTTCCCCTCCGTTAACGCACGCCGTGAGAATCTTCCCCTGCCTTGCAGGGGACTCGATTGCAACTTTAGTAGCAACTCAATCGCCTCATATTTAGCCACACGGAAATTATCCAACCGCTGGCTTGCAAAGAACGTTACAGTCCGCAGTGAGACCGCAATACGATACTTTGTTACCTCGCCGCGCTTCCACGAATCGTCGATTACCCATGCCGTCCAATTGTTTCCTACCTGCATCCACCAGAACCATGTGCCGTTCGCATGGCTTACAGACTCCCAAGCCATTTACTAGCCGAGACCCTGCTGGAGGTTCGGCATGATTATCGTGACAGGAATTACTGCGAAGGCATTGATTACACCCTGCAAGCCTAAACGGTATTCCACTTTCCCTCGTAGCAGGACACTGTTAACCAAGCCTCCAAGTGTTTGCTTCTGGCCTGGAAAGTCTGGCGCAATCGTTGCCAATGTCCAATCAATAAGATTATTCATTTGTGGAACTGGAGCGATTAAGTCATCGGGCTGCGCCACGAAAATGTAGACCTCGACTAGCGCTTCGGAAATATAAGGGAGGCCGCTGTTGTTCTGCTTCCACTCCTCATCTGCCTGAAGCATAAACATGGCTGGCTTTTCAATCGCATTGATCTGTTCTTGAGATCGAAGAGCGCGCCCGGTCGTTACAAATGCTTTTGGCCCAGTTGGAGTGTAAGGGGAATTCGTCCATGTCGCACTGGTTTGCTGAAGTTTCGCGAACAACGCGGCGTATATGGCTTCTCTCGCGGGCGGGACGTAAACGGTCATAGTGCTTCTTGTACGGCATCATGTGCGGCCTGTTCGATGTTGGGCTGGAATTCCGCGAAGCCGCTACGCAGGAAACTCCGTTCTGGCAAATCAAACGCTTTCGCTCGCATAAAGAATACCCTCACCCCGTCCGCGCCGATCCACGAAAGCGCCTTTGCGTTGACAGGTGTCCGCTCTGGAATGTGCGCCCCAAACTCATGCACCAAGCCGTACTTCGCATTCCTTCCGAGTCCTACCCCCGCCGAGACCTTGTAGCCTTCCACCGTCGCAGGCAACTGAAGAATGTTCCGCTTCAGGTTGCCCGAGTGTGACTTGAGGACCTGTCCACTTAATTTGTCGCTAACGATGTGCCTCTGTAACTGCGTGTGGACCGTATTCAGATTCCGCACAAGCAACGGAATCAGTCGGTCGGGCAATCCTTCCATCCGTGCCCGTGCTGCCATGTCACCGCTGACTACGAAGTCGAAGGCCTTGGGCAAAGTTTCAGAATCCAGGAGTGAAGTAAAATTTCTTGTATTTTTTGATTATTCTTACAACGTCAGTCGGGTAGGCTTCCTTCGAGTAGGTCGTCGTGCCTTCGCCCAACTTGTTCTGCTTCAGATCCTCGTGGCCTTGCTGACCATAACGGAGCGCCACCATCCGCGTCACCGATCCTACAAGGTCTGCCGGATAGCCAGAGGCCGTGTAGTTCATCGTCACTTGCTTACCGCCATCCGCTGCCGCGAACAAATACCCGCCCCCACCAAGCACGTAATACTGGCCGATTGTCGGAGGCGCTGTTACTGGCGCCAATGCCGCTCCACCAAAGTAACTTACCCCGCCGTCGCTCAGCCAGTTCGGCAGTGCAACGTAGATCGTATACAGCGGAGGCCATGTCGTAATTGTCCCCGCCGGCCCTGGGGGAAGGCTGCTGGGAATCGTTTGCAGTTCGTTTGTGACCGTAAGCGTCGGATAGCCCGCTGTGTAGGTGGCGATTACGTTCTTGCGGCTGAACGTGACATTCGCGCAATTGAAGGAATCGCAAATCAGCGTGACCTTGCCTAGCGAGTCCCACTGGTAGCCCCACTTGTTCCAGCCAGTCGATAGCGGGATTGTGACGCCGTTCTTTACCAAAGAGATGAACGACTGGACTGGGAAGTACGACATCTGCATCGTGTCGTTTCCGAGCCCGTCCCGCGTCTCAGTGTAGGTCGCTAGATCAAACGTCGTGCGCCCGGTCTCGTCCAAGAACGCTTGGCTCTGGTCCGCAATGAGCAGCGATAACTTTTGGTCGCTGTTTGTTGTGTACAGGCTGTAGGTGCGCTTGTAAGTCGAGAGATCGGTCAGCATTCCGTTCCAATCCCTCCACCGGGTGGAATGTTAAACCTTCAGGGCGACAGTCTCCCAACTGCCGCCCGTTCCGGCCTCCTCGACATCCAAGAAAGGTGCCCTTGTCGAGAAAAGTGTTTTAGGCTTACGGCGTGCATAACCGTAAGCTGTTTATTATCATACGTTTGCGATGTTCGTCCGGAGGCCGAACGAAAATGATGCATGCATTTCCGCCGTCTCGGTCACGTAGACCCCGTAGTCCCAAGACCGCTGCACAATCGGCCAATCAATCTGGCGCCACTCTTGCAGCGTGCGGATATTGAACGTGTTCCGCATGTTCTGGATGCGGTAGGGCAGGTTCCTTGTCCGGTAGAGAATCGTTCCCGGTGGCATGTTTGGATGGAGGCTGATCGTGACTTCATGTCCGCCGCCCATTGCGAACTTGCCAAGGTACTGCCGAATGAGATTGCCGGCCCGCACGGCATCGCGATTGGCGTTGCCATCCAGGTTGATTCGGTAGAGAGGCGCGCCGCCTCCTGCGAAAATCTTGTTGGTGATGTTTTTCAACTCTTGGCCCGATACCATGATGTCGTCAGGAATGAGGCGCGAAGAATTCCAGAACTGCAGGAAGTCCGCTTCAATCTCGACGATGCCACCCGCGCCGTCATAGGTCAGACCCGTACCGGTTCCAGGCGTTCCTGTTGCTTGCGCTTGGAACACGGCCGAAGAGCCGGCCAAATATCCCGCAACGGTTTGCGTCATCATGCCGTCAAACTCAAGCTGATTGCCTGTGTTGTCTGCGCTGCAACCTGCGGCCAGCACAGTGTAGCCAGCAGTTGGCGTGGTAACGGCTGGATTTGCAGTGATCACAACGGAGTTGATCGTTGTAATCGCCGCCAGACGCGCAGTAGCCGCGCCACCGGAGGTTAGGCCAATGAAC